TTTGCTGCAATTTTAGACGTAACTACATAGTTATAATGGGGGCTTTTGCCCCCTTTTCTTTATACTTTTTACTTATGAAAGTATTACTTACTCGCAATACTGCTGTTAAAGGTCAGCACCTAGGAGCTGGTGAAGTACATGACGTTACTAACGCTGATGCTGCTTATTTGATTCGTCAAAATAAAGCTGTTAAAGCTACTGAGGCTGATGAAGCTCCAGCTTGTCCACCAAAACCAAAAGCAAAGAAACCTAAAGCTGTAGAAAGCAATGGCTCTGAGTGATGACAATTCAGTATTTGTAGGTGGCGAATTTGGTGTTAGCTGCACCTCTGGAGGCACTACGGCAAATGGTGTTTTATCTCAGCCAAGTGAAGTTTTAATGGATGGAATGGTTTTATTTAGTGATTACACATTGTTGGCAAAAGCAAGTGATTTTGGAAGTTTGATTGCTGGTAATTCAATTACGGTAGACGGAACTGCATACACCGTTAGAGAAGCGAGATTATCTGTTGACGGTCAATTAGTAACTATCGGGATACAGAAAACATGACGACTAAAAGAGAACAAATTTTAGATCAAATCAAATCAGTATTAACTTCTACTGCTGGTGTCTCTTCCAGAGTCTATCGCTCAAGAGTAGTTCCATTAGCTAGAAACGAGAGTCCAGCCCTAGTCATAGAGCCAGTCTCAGATAGTTCTCAAGCGAATTTAAGTTTACCTAAGCTTGATTGGTCATTAAATGTTCGTGTCGCTGTAATCGTTAGAGGTGATGTTCCAGACGAGGTAGCAGATCCAATTGTTGAATCTTTACATAGCAAAATTACTGCTGATTTAACCCTTGGTGGTTATGCGATTGATGTTCAATCTGTAGGTGTAGATTTCGCTTTAATGGATGCTGATCAGCCAGCAGGTGTTATTAGCTGTAACTATTTAGTGAGATATAGAACTGAAATGAATGACTTAACTACATAAAGTCGCCTATTATATGAACACGACTATTAAGTATGCTACACACGACGAGGTTCTAAACTAATGGCTCTCTTTTCAAGATCACGACTAATCCAAACAAAGATTGAGTCTTCGTATAGCACTGACTCATCGCCTGCGGGTACAGATGCAGTCCTAGTAAGGAATCTCGACGTATCACCTATTGAAGCTGAAACAGTATCAAGAGATCTGATCAGGTCTTACATGGGTAACAGTGATCAGCTATTAGCAAACACAAGAGTAGCTATAAACTTTGAAGCAGAGATCGCAGGCAGTGGAACAGCAGGAACGGGTAGTCGTCTGGATTCTTTGATTCGTGCATGTGGCTTTGCCGCTACCACTACTGGATCGGCTGTTACTGGATCATCGCAAGCGGGTGGAGCTGGAACAATTACTCTTGCTTCTGGTGCTAATGCTACTGACGACTATTACAACGGTATGGTCATTACCCTTACTTCAGGAACAGGGAATGGTCATAAAGGTCTAATAGTTGACTACAACGGAACATCAAAAGTAGCAACAGTAAAAGCAGGCACAGCAACGTTCGTTCCTGGTACTGGTTCTGGGTATTCAATCGCTGCAAATGTTGGCTACTTGCCAAAATCAAGCTCATTTGAATCAACCACAATTTACTTCAATAACTCAGGTGTTTTACATAAAGCCACAGGTTGTAGGGGTTCTGTTTCATTGAATTTAGAAGTGGGAGCTATACCAGTTTTTAACTTCTCTATGACTGGAATTTATAACGCTCCAACAGATACAGCCTTACCAACAACTACTTATTCAAATCAGACAACTCCTGTTCTATTTAAGGCTGGTAATACTGTTGCTGTTTCCTTGATGGATTATGACAGTGCAGCCATTTCTTCCTTAAGTCTTGACATGGCTAATGAGATTGTTTATAGAGAGCTTGTAGGGGCAGATAAGAGTGTATTGATGACTAACAGGGCACCTAGTGGAACAGCCGTTATAGAAGCTCCTACAATCGCTCAGAAAGACTTCTTTACTATCGCTAACGCTGATACAACAGGTCGCATCTGCTTCCAACATGGAACCACAGCAGGCAATATTGTTTCTGTTCTGGCTCCTGTTTGTGACATTGGAAACCCAACATATTCTGATGACCAAGGAATACAAATGCTAAATCTTCCATTCGTACCAACTCCTAGTGCAAGTGGAAATGATGAGGTAAAGCTTACTTTCTGTTAGTTTTAGCGTTATTGTTGCGTAGTAGCTATAACACCGCATGGCTTTTGTTCGCAAAAAGGTCGCTTCCTATAAGTGGCCTGTAAAAGTTGAGTCTCCATCTGCTGAATCAGCAGGTAAATTTGATATTGAAACGTTTGATGCAGTTTTTAACCGTTTAAAACGTTCTACGATTAATGAACTTGCAGATTCAGGTGACGCTGATCTAATAGATGCTTGTTTACTTGATTGGGAAGGAATAGAAGAAGAGGATGGTTCTACTATTCCATGTAATAAAAAGAATAAAGCTGAATTTATTGATGATCCTTACTGGGCAAAAGCTGTTATTACGGCTTTGCTTGAATCATTAGAGGGCGCAAAGGCAAAAAACTAAAAGAGGCTGCTGAGTATTGGGTCAACGGAGGTAGCCAGGATGATACTTATGATGATGCTGCTGTATTAGGTATTTCAATGCCTAAACAGAAAGAGGAACCTGCTTTTGAAGTATGGGAAGACAACTGGGAAGTAGTTATGATGTTTATAAGACTACAAACTCAGTGGAATACAACAATGGGAGGATTTATTGGTATTAAATATGAGGTGCTTGAGTGGCTTTGCCGTTTATACTCAGTAAAAGATCATGTAGCAATGCTAGAAGGTATTCAAATTATGGAAGCTTCTGCATTAAAGCTACTTAACGAGAAGGAGTAGATATATGGCTGACAATGCAACTACTTTTAAGATCAAGGCGATTGTTGAAGGTAAGGAGAATGTAGCTCAACTAAAAAATAGTATTAGAGGTTTAGATAATAGAGCCAAACAATCTTCTGCTGCTATTGCAGAATTACGAACTAAAGCATTACAACTTGGTCAAGCATCCGACAGAACAGAGAATGAATTACGTCAATCAATCACTGTCTTAACTGATTTAAGAGCGAATGTTGCATTAACAAGCAAAAGGTATCAACTCCTTACTAGAGATATAAACAGAGCAGAGGCAGCCTTAGCGAAATCAGGTTCTAGCGGTAAAGGTGCTTCTGGTCGTTTTGGTCGTACTGCAAGAACATTAGGAGCCGTTGCGGGTGCTGGTGTCTTTGGTGGCCCTGAAGGTTTTATTGGTGCAGGTATTGGTGGAATTGTTGGTGGCCCTACTGCTGCTTTGGCTGGTGGTGCGATTGGAGCGCAGGTTTCACAAGTAAGAAAGGCTATTGGTGAAACGACTTCATATAGTGCAGCTTTAGCTCTACAAAGAAAGGCACTTAGATTAGTTATTGCAGACACAGAGAAATACAATAAGGCTCAAACTTTCCTTCAAAAGACAAGTAAGAAGTTAGCCATACCTCAAGATGTTATTACTAGACAATTCACACAATTAACCGCTTCTGTTAAAGGTGCTGGTAGAAGTATAGAAGAAGCTCAAGCTGTCTTTTTATCAATTGCTTCAGGTATTAGGGGTACTGGTGGAAGCCTAGAAGATATGAAATCTGCAATGACTGCGGTTTCTCAGGTCTTCAGTAAGGGTAAAGTCTCAGCAGAAGAGCTGAGGCAACAGCTCGGCGAAAGATTGCCTGGCGCATTCACTATCTTTGCGGAGTCGATGGAGCTGACTCCCGCCGAGTTAGATAAGGCGTTAGAGCAAGGAAAAGTCACTTTGCAAGACTTTATAACCTTCTCTGAGACCTTATTAAAAAAATATGAAAATAACGCAAAAATACTAGCAGCAGGGCCAGAAGCAGCAGGCGATAGGTTGCAAACTGCTATGGCAAGCCTTAGAGATAATGTTGGTGTTTTATTGCAGCCAGTAGGAGCAAATTTTCAAGATACCTTTACTAAAATTATTGAACAAATAGATGGAGCAGCAAAAGCATTAAGGAATTTTTATAAGTTAGGTGAAGAAAATTTAGAAGCTAGATTAGCTGACGTAAAAGAAGATTTACAAAGAGAAATTGAAAGAGCAGATGATCTTAGAGAATCTATTAAAACTGCTCCATCTTTTTTCAGAGCCTTTGGTGGCATGAATAAAAAATCTCTTGAAAATATGCTTGATGCAAGCAAGGCAAAAATTGAGGAATTAAAGAAAACTATTTCAGAATTAGAAATAAAGATTAATGATGTAAAAAAAGCATCAGAAGGTGCTTCAGAGACAGCTCAAACCAAATTAACTGAGATGCAAAAAGCATGGGGTGGTGTTAAAGACGGTGTTCAGGAATATGTAAATGGTTTAGGTACTGTTGCTGAAGAAATGAAAAATGCAGTTGGCAACGCTCTTAAAGGATTAGAAGATCAATTAGTGAATTTTGTTACCACTGGAAAACTAGCCTTTAAAGATCTTGCTCGTTCAATTCTTGCTGATATGGCTCGAATTGTTATTAGACAACAAATCCTTAAACCTATACTTGGTGCAATCTTCCCTGGTACACCAGTAACACCGCAAGCTCTTGGTGGTGTCTTTGCACAGAACGGAATACAAAAGTTTGCTCGAGGTGGAGTAGTAGACAAACCTACAATTTTCCCATTTAAAAACGGAACAGGTTTGATGGGAGAAGCAGGGCCAGAGGCGATTCTTCCATTACGTCGTGGTAAAGGTGGTCGTTTGGGTGTAGAAAGTAGCGGTGGTGGTACTTCAGTAGTTGTTAATGTTGATGCTTCTGGCTCTGATGTTCAAGGTGATGAAGATGCTGGTCGTCAACTTGGGCAGTTAATAGCTATTGCTGTTCAAGGTCAATTAATAGAACAATCAAGGCCAGGTGGTCTTCTTAATCAGTCTTAAACATGGCAACCTTTACATACACACCTAGTTTCCCTGCTACTGAGCAAAGCGAACCCAAGGTCAGAACAACTTCATTCGGTGATGGCTATCGTCAATCAATACAGTTTGGCCTTCAACGTGATCCTAAAAATTGGGTACTTACTTTTTCTAATCGCACTGATACTGAAAGAGATAATATCCTCGCTTTCTTAGAAGCTAGAAAAGGTACTGAATCATTTGACTGGACACCGCCAAGAGGTAGTGCAGCTAAATTTATTTGCTCGAAATGGACTGTTCAGATGCCTAATTACAATAAAAATACAGTTAGAGCAACGTTCGAGGAGGTGTTTGAACCCTAATGGCTGTTCCTGTTTCTGAATTACAAAAAATCAGCCCTAGTTCTGTTATTGAACTATTCACGTTAACCCTTGATGCAACTTTGCATGGTAGTTCAACAGTTCATAGATTTCATAATGGCTCTAGTCCTAATAACAATGGTGAGGTGATATGGGCAGGTAATTCTTATATGCGTTTCCCTATTCAGGCATCTGGCTTTGAAAAAAGTGGAAAAGGTAAATTACCTAGACCTAAATTTACTGTCAGCAACATATTGGGAACCTTAACGGCGGTGATGTTAGACACCAACAAAGTTACTCCGAGTGTTGATTTATGCGGTAGCAAATTAACTCGAATTAGAACACTTGCTAGATACCTTGATGCTGCTAACTGGAGTACAGGAACTAACCCATTTGGAACGCCTGATCCAACTTCAGAACTACCTCAAGAAATCTTTTATTTAGATCGTAAATCAACAGAATCAAGAGATATTGTTGAATGGGAATGTGCTAGTGCTTTTGATTTGTCTAATGGCCCTAAGCCACCTAAACGATTGATCACAAGAGCCGATTTTCCTGGTGTTGGTACGTTTGTAGGATGACTTGGAAAGATGCTGCTCTTAAACATGCGGAGTCTTCCGATCAAGAAGTTTGCGGGTTGATTTGTGTTGTTAAAGGAAGAGAAAAATATTTTCCTTGTAAAAATTTAGCTGAAGATACAGAAAATGAATTTGTTCTTTGTCCTGATGATTGGATGAAGGCAGAAGATGCTGGTGAATTAATTGGTGTTTTTCATTCACATCCAAATTGCTCGCCTAAGCCAAGTGAAACTGATTTGAATACTTGTGATTATTTAGACATACCTTTTTATATCGTCAATCCAAAAACGAAAGAATGGCATTACATGGAGCCAACAGGATATAAACAACCTCTAATTGGTAGGAGTTGGAAATGGGGAACCAGTGATTGTTGGACGTTAGTGATTGATTGGTTTGCTGAGAAAGGTTTAACTGTTAAAAACTGGCCTAGACCAAAGGACTCAGAAGAAATTTTAACTAATGGAATTTTTGAAAGAATAATTCCCAAAAGTGGCTTTAAGATAGTAGAAGATGAAATGCAAATTGGAGATTTATTATTAATGAAATTTGTCGGCCCCGATCCTGATCACGTTAGTGTCTACATAGGAGAGCAAATGATTATTCATCATGCACACAAAAGACTTAGCAGCCGTGATTTGTATAATCAAGCTTTGATTAATGCAACTTTTCGGAGGTATCGCTATGTTGCGTAAGATAAAAGTTTACGGAAAACTTAGAAAACTACTTGGTTGGGAAAACGGCGTTTATTGGGCTGATGTTAATTCAACAGCAGAGGTTGGTCGATTTTTAGTAGCTAATTGGCCTCATGTAAAGAAACACATGATTGATCAGTTCTATAAAGTCAAGGCAGGTGGGTATGAGATAGGAGAAGACGAAATATATGATCCGATAGGGCAAGAAATATCAATTATTCCTATCGCTATCGGTGCTAAAAAGTTCTTTAGTTCTGGAATAGGAAAGTTTATTGCTGGTGCATTAATTGTTGCTGCCGTTGTTTTTGTCCCTGCTGCCTTTCCAGTTCTTACAATTGGGGCTGGCACACTTGCTACAGGTTCTATAGCACTGGGTATTGGTGTTTCTTTGATGATAAGCGGTGTAATTCAGATGCTTTCGCCACAACCTGAGCATCCTGAAGGGGCTGGTGAAATAGATCCTCAAAGTAACTTCTCTTTTAGCGGAGTACAAAACGTTAGTAGGGCTGGTATTCCATTATCTCTAGTTTATGGACATGAGGTATTTGTTGGTTCTGTAGTTGTCAGTAATGGTGTTGATACTGCACAAGTCAAAGGTACTGCTTAATGGCAATAAATAATTTAAATCAGTCAACAACTTTAACTGATCCAACGCTACCTAGTGATGTTCTAGGAAGTAAGCAATTCTCGACTCTGATTGATGTTCTTGGAGAGGGTGAAATTGGTGGTTTTCCTTCTGCTGATGGTTACACACAAGGAACAACTAATTATCTAAATGCAGCATTAAAAGATGTTTACTTAAATAAAACTCAAGTTATTAAACAATCAGCAAACATAACGAGTTTGCAAAACACAGATTACAACTTTCAAAATGTAGAGTTTGATGCACGTTTTGGTACTTCTAATCAAACATCTATTACTGGTATTAGTGGAGTTGAAACCGAGTTCCCTGTTGGTGTAGCTGCTACTTTTTCTTCTCCTGTTAGTAGAACTTTAACAAATGGAATTGAAGCTGTAAGAATAACAGTTGGCTGTCCAAGACTTCAGAAGTTTAATGATGACGGAACCACGTCAGGTGTTACCACTTACGTCACAATTAATATTACAGATGCGAATGGAACAGTTACAACTCCAATAAGTGATGATGCTATTTCAGGCAAAAGTGCTGATGCTTATTTTAAAGATTATTTAATTAATTTTAATGGTAGTTCTCTTGTCCATCCTTTAACGGTCACAGTAAAAAGAACAGCGGCAGATAATACAGATACTAAAAAACATGATGAGTTTCAATTTACTTCTTATACAGAGATTTATTGGCAGAATCGACCTTATGCAAATACGGCTCATACTGCACTTAGATTTGATGCTGAACAATTTCCTCAAATTCCAAATCGCATGTTTAAAGTGCGAGGAATTAAGGTTAAGATTCCAAGTAATGCAACGCTTCAGAGTGATGGTTCTTTAACTTATAGTGGTTCTTGGAATGGTAGTTTTAGTGCAACAAAAGTTTCAACTTCGTGTCCAAGTTGGATACTTTATGACCTATTAATTAACGAAAGATACGGATTAGGTTCTCATATATCTGAGTCACAATTAGATAAATTTACCTTCTATTCTGTTAGTCAATATAATAATGAACAAATTAATAATGGCTTGGGAGGAACAGAACCAAGGTTTGCATTTAATGGTTCTATTCAACAACAAACTTCTCCTTATAAATTAATTAATGATATATGTTCTTCTATGCGTTGTATGCCCTATTGGTCAGTAGGTACGCTTACTATTTCACAAGATAAGCCTAAAGATAGTTCTTATTTATTTACTCTTGCTAACGTCGCAGAAGGTGGTTTTACTTATACAGGAAGTAGCATTAAAACAAGAGCAACTCAAATAAATGTTTCTTATTTTGATAATGAAACTCAAGAGATTGATTGGGAGGAAGTTTCTGATACTTCAATGCAAGCAAAGTACGGAATTATTCAAAAAAATGTAAAAGCAGTTGGCTGTACGTCAAGAGGGGCCGCAAGAAGATTAGGTAAGTGGATTTTATACACTCTTTACCATGAAGCAGACGTTATAAACTTCACAACATCAATAGATGCAGGAGTTTGTGTTTCTCCTGGTGATGTAATAGACGTTGCTGATCCTATGCGTTCAGGTCTTCGTCGTGGTGGTCGTATAAGTGCAGCAACTACGACAACGGTCACAGTTGATAATGAAGATCAAACAGATTTAGATGCAACGAATAATGCAACTCTTTCTGTTGTTCTTGCTGATGGATCACTTGAGACAAAAACAATAAGTGGAATATCTGGTGCAGTTATTACTGTTAGTTCGGCCTTTAGTTCGGCCCCTAATGCTAATTCTGTTTGGGTGATTTCCAATGACACCGTAGAAACGTCTCAATGGAGAGTTGTAGGTATAGCAGAAGATGGAAGTAATTATGCTATTTCGGCACTTGCTTATAACGCAACTAAATTTTCTTATATAGAAGATGGATCGCCTTTAGCAACTCGAACAGTATCAATATTAAATCAAATTCCTAATGCTCCATCTAACCTTGCAGCAACAGAGCAGATTGTTGAAATTAATGGACAGGCAAAAGTAAAAATTACATTTAGTTGGTCAGGTCAAAAAGGTGTTACTCAATACCGTGTTCAGTGGAGAAAAGGTAGCGGTAACTTTATTCAAACAACAGTTACAAGTACCGAATTTGATATCTTTGATACGACAGAAGGAATTTATGAAGCAAGAGTCTTTGCATATAACGCAGCATTAAAACCTTCTACTAATCCTGCTGAACTTTCTTATACCGCCGTAGGAAAAACTGCTTTACCTGCTGATGTAACAAATTTAAGTTGGGAGCCGATGTCCAATAATACGGGGCGGTTACGTTGGGATCAATCAACAGAGTTGGATGTAAAATTAGCTGGAAAAGTTGAGATTAGACATAGTTCTAAAACAGATGGAACGGGTGTTTGGAGTAAGTCGGTAAGTTTAATTCCAGCTATTAGCGGTGCAGCTAGCCAAGCGATTGTTCCTTTAGTTGAAGGGGAAATATTCGTTAAGTTCGTTGATGATGGTGGCAGGCAGTCAGCCAATGCAACTTCGGTTTTAGTTGATTTACCTGATACGTTAAACGCTTTAGCTGTTCTTACACAACGAGAAGATCAACTTAGTCCAACTCCTTTTTCTGGTGCAAAAACTAATGTTTATTATGATTCTGCTAATAGTGCGATTGCTTTAGAAGGTCAAACAGTTGACGCACAAGCGGATTGGGACGCAATTGTTAACTTCGATAATATTGGTGATATACAAACCAGTGGAACATATAACTTTGCTAATCAACTTGATTTAGGTGCTGTTTATTCTCTTGATTTAAAACGTCATTTCTTAACTGATGGATTCTTGCCTAATGATCAGTTTGATTCAATCACAGATGTAGATGCTAGAGGCGATTGGGATGGAGCCGTTAACAACGTTGATGCAAAAATGTATGTCAGAACAACGAATGATAATCCTGGCAGTGGATCGCCGACTTGGAACCCTTGGAATGAGTTTGCTAATGGTGTATTTAAAGCAAGAGGATTTGAATTTAAAGCTGTTTTAAGTAGCTCCGATACTGACGAAAATATAAGAGTGACGCAACTTGGATATTCAGCAGAGTTGCAAAGACATATTGAACAAAGCGTGACGGCGGTAGCTAGTGGGGCTGGAAGTAAAACAATCACATTTAATAAGCCTTATTTTGTCGGCACTAGCGGGTTAGGTGGGGTTAATGCTTATCTTCCTTCTATTGGTATTCAGGTTAATAATCTTGCGAGTGGTGATTATATCGACGGGCCAACGGTGACAGGAACAAACTTCACTTTCACTATTCGGAATAGTTCAGGAGCCGCAATCAATAAAAACTTTACTTGGCAAAGTGTCGGTTATGGTTTAGGCGTATAGACTATAATCACTACAAAGTCGAGTCGTAAAAATGCCCCAAGTTGCTAATTACACAGTTCCTAATGGAACAGGTCAAGCGGTAAGAACAGATATTGATGCAACCTTTTTAGCTTCTGTCAGTCAAAATAGCGGGTCAACTGATACCGCAATGACAACAAAATATGCCTATATGTTTTGGGCTGATACGAATACAGGAAAATTAAAAATTAGAAATGCTGCTAATAACGCATGGATAGAGATCGGAACCCTAGCCAGCACAAACCTTGGATTAGCACCCGCCGCAAGTCCAACTATTACTGGTACTGCTGATTTTGATAGCAATACAGCTATTAAAATTTGTGATGGCACGACAGCCCAACGTCCTGGCAGTCCTGCTGCTGGCATGTTTCGCTATAACACAACAACAAATGAATTTGAAGGATATTCTGGCTCTTCTCCAAGTTGGGGATCTATTGGGGGATCTGGAGGGGCGACAGGTACAGGTTCAGATGCAATCTTTCTTAATTACGGTCAAACGGTAACGGGGACATATTCAATACCTGCAAACACTAACTCCTTAAGTGCAGGCCCCATATCAATTGCAAGCGGTCAGACCGTGACAATTCCTTCTACTAGCAGATGGACTATTGTTTAATGACGTTGTTATTTCGACGTATTACCCGCTAATATCTAAACATGGCAATCACACTTGACGGAACAACAGGAATATCAAGCGTTGACGGCTCTGCTGCTAGTCCATCAGTTCGTGGAGCAGATGCCAACTCAGGGATTGTATATGCAGCCGATACGGTCAAAATATCAACAGGTGGGACGGAAAGATTAGAAGTAGATAGCTCAGGAAATATTGACATACCCGACAATGGAAAAATTCGTTTAGGGACAGGGAATGACCTAAGTATTTATCACACTGGAAGTGTTAGTAATATAGAAGATAATGTTACTAATGTGCTAAGAATTTCTGCTGATAGCATTGGTTTGCAATCAGGTGATAAGGCTGAAGCTGGTTTGGTTTATACAAAAAACGGAAGTGTAGACATCTTTTACGACGGTGGAACTGCAAAATTATCGACAACTTCAGATGGAATATTTGTTAATGGCAAGATAGCAGTTGGAGCAAATGCTTCAAATAACACAATAAATGTTTCTGGTGCGGCTGGTAGTGGTCAGACAACTTTATACTATGGTTTTGGTACGATAGACCTTACTTCGGCGTCTGATGAACGTGTTAAAGATAATATTGTACCTACTGCTAAAGGACTGAAAGAAATACTTGAATTACCTATAGTTGACTTTACTTATAAATCAGAATATTCAGATGATTCTACAACCTTAAGAACAGGTGGTATCGCTCAAGAATGGCAGAAAATAGATACGAATTTAGTAAATGATGAAAACAAAGATTTATTATTTATTAATTATAAAGAAACCATTCCTATATTAATTAAAGCAGTACAAGAACTATCCGCAGAAGTCGAAACATTGAAAACCAAAGTAGCTGCATTGGAGGCCGCTTAAATGAGTAAATTAAAGTTTCCCCACGCATCAGGAAATAGCATGAGCATCGCTGCTCC